TTTAATGAAGCTGTTGACAAGAAGGTCGAAGAGCGAGTAGTTATTGCTACTGAAGCTGCCCTTACTGCCCAAGACGAACAGTATGCCAACAAGCTCGAGCAGCTCATTGAAGCCATAGACAAAGATCATACTCGTAAGTTAGAAAAAGTAGTCGAAGCGTTTGATAAAGACAGAACACGTAAATTAAAGAACGTTATTCGTAAGTATCAGACTGCTTTAAATGAAGAAGCTAACAATCTTAAGGACACAATTGTCGAATCTGTTTCTACATATCTTGACTCATATATCAATGAAGCTATTCCTACATAAGCCATTGAAGAAGCAACTCGCAATAGACGTGCTTACGATTTATTGTCTGATGTTCGTAAATCTCTTGCTGTTGATATGGTATTAGCTAACGAATCTATTCGTGATGCTGTTGTTGACGGTAAGAAAACAATCGAAGAATCTAAAAAAGAAATTACAGATCTCGCCAAATCTAATAAAGACCTTAAGTCTGAATTAGATTCTCTCAAAAAAGATCTCTTCTTAGAAAAGAAACTATCTGGTTTTGAAGAAAAGAAGAGTAACTTCATTCGCAAGACTTTTAACGATAAAGAATTATCATTTATCGAAGAAAATTTTGATTACACGGTGAAGATGTTTGATAAGAAAGCAGAAGAATCTCTTGAATTACTCAAGGAAGAAGCTGTTAAAGAGTGCAAAACTAAAGATGCTGAGGTTAAAACAGTAACAGAAAGTGTTACTAAACCTAAAAGTATAGTCGATGGTTATGCGCAAGAGCTTGCAAACATGCGTCTCTAAGTAATCACTTACAACTGTTGAGGTATTTGTTACCTGATTCTCCAATGCAACGGAAAATAATGAAAGGAAACAAAAATAAATATTATGAATAAAGGTCAAAATTATATTGATAACAATAGAGCGTCGCAGTTGTTGGAGAAGTGGAGTCCCGTTTTGGACTATACCTCTAACAAAGTTAACGCTATCAAAGACGCATCTACACGTCTTAACACCGCCATTCTCTTAGAAAATCAAGAGCAATGGTGTTTAAAGGAAAATAACGTCGTCGCTGGTTCAGACGGTGTTTTAGGTACCGGAGCTGGTAATTTCGGCTCTCAGGCTGATGGAGGTTACAGTTCAGGTGATTCCTACGCTGCTGGTGATTACAGATTACCTAAAATCTTAATCCCCATGATTCGTAGAACATTCCCTGAATTAATCACAAACGAAATCGTTGGTGTTCAGCCAATGTCTGGTCCTGTTGGATTAGCATTTGCTTTACGCTACAAGTACAGCCAAGAAAAGATCGACGGTACTGGTCAGAATAATACTGCTTCTGTTCTTAATGCTGTAAGCGGATTAAGTGGAAATCAAGCTAAAGCTAACAGTGGTGATCATCAGGAAGGTGAATTAGGTCACAATTACCTAGGTTCCGGCTTCACCGGTCAAGCAACAGATGTTGATGGTTTGACAGGTGGTCTTGATAGTAACTTCGGTGCTGGTCACTGGTTGAATGATGGTGTTGCAACTGCCGATAAAGGTTTTGCCGCTGCCCTCGCTACATTCGAATTAGATAACGCGAAGAACGCTCCAACTGTTGAGTTAAGCTTTGAGAAGACAGCTGTTGAGGCTGGTACTCGTCGCTTAAACGCTCGTTGGTCTGTCGAACTTGAGCAGGATCTTAAGAACATGAATGGTATTGATGTTGACGCTGAGTTAACCAATGCTATGTCTTATGAAATCCAGGCTGAAATCGATCGTGAAATGATCATCCGCATGATCCAGGCTTCTCTCAAGGCTGGTGCTAATGCTGGTTATTCTGTTTACGTTCCTCAGTCCGCTGATGCTCGTTGGATGGCTGAAAGAAACCGTGATTTCTATCAGAAATTAATCATCGAAGCTAACAGAATTGCTGTTCGTAACCGTCGTGGTGCTGCTAACTTTATTGTTGCTACACCTAAGGTTTGCGCCATCTTAGAAATGCTCCCTGAGTTCTCTTGGATGACAGTTGACGGTAACGTCAATACTCAGCCTGTTGGTGTTGGTAAGGTTGGTAATGTTGGTGGACGTTTCAACGTTTATCGCGACACCCGTACCGAAGCTCAGTACAACTTAAATGTTGCTGTTGGTACAGGCACAACTCACGTTGAATACGCATTACTTGGTTATAAGGGCCCTGAGTACTATGATACTGGTATCATTTACTGTCCTTACATCCCTGTTATGGTTCAGCGTTCTATTGATCCTAACTCCTTCTATCCGAAGGTTGGTATGTTAACACGTTATGGTGTTGTTGATCACTTATTTGGTGCTTCCAGCTAC